CTACGCCGTGTCGTTCTCGCAAGTGGTGCTCGTCGGCGGCGAAACGCTGAAGGCTGACGCCGCCGACGCCGCTGGAATCAACGTGGACGTATGGGTAGATGACTCACCGCAGACGATCACGGACAAGCAAGTCAAGCGGGTGGAAGATGGCGAAGTATGACCATATCGACTTCGCTCCTCCCGCTGGCGTTCGCAGCGAAGCAGCCAAGGGTCTTGAGTGGCGTGATGAGTTCAACCGTGGAGGCACGGCTGTCGGCGTGGCTCGCGCCCGCGATCTCTCCAATGGCACGAACATCTCTCCTGACACGGCGAAGCGGATGGCGAGTTACTTCGCCCGCCACGAGGTGGACAAGAAGGGACAGGGATGGAGCCCCGGCGAGGACGGGTTCCCGAGTGCTGGCCGAATCGCGTGGGCTCTGTGGGGAGGTGATCCGGGACAAGCGTGGGCAAACAAACTGACCAAGCAGATTGAAGCAGCAGACAACGCAAACAGGAGCATGATGATGAACATTGAACGGCGGTCACTTGCGATTGACGAGATCGAATCCGACACTCCGCTGCTCGCCGTCGAGATGCGAAGCGAGGAAGGCAGCGATGAGGCTCGCGAGTGGATTGTGGGGTATGCGGCGAAGTTCGGCGTTCTTTCGCTGGACTTGGGCGACTTCGTGGAGAGGCTTGACCCCGGTGCTTTCAATCTTGTGTCTGAGCGGCGTGGACGCAAGAAGCCGCTCCAGACCCGTGCGCTGTGGAATCATGATCCGAACTTCCCGCTCGCTCGCTATCCCGAAACTCTGAAACTCACCGTGGATGACGTTGGGCTGCGGTACGAGTTCCCCGTCCCTGACACGTCCTACGGCAAGGACATCGCCGCGAACGTTCGGGCTGGAATCGTCCGTGGTTCTTCCTTTGCCTTCCAAGTCGGCACGGACGGCGACGAGTGGAGCGTGGAGGACGGACGCAGCGTGCGGACGATCAAACGAGTTGACTCGTTGATCGACGTTTCGCCAACGACGTTCCCGGCGTACCCCGACTCCGACGTTGCGGTGGCAAAGCGGTCCTACGACTCGTTTCAGCAGTCGTTGTTCGCGAATCGCGAACGCCGCACGATTGCAGCGTCGAAGGCGAACGAACTCCGCGAGTATCTCAAAAAGCATGGCCGCTAAGACGGGCGACCGATGCCCGAAGTGTCGCGAAGGAAAGTTGCTGATCGCGTCAAGCCAGCGGCAGGGTGTGTACCAAATAAGGTACTTACGATGCCGCTGCTGCGGTGCGACTGACAAGCACATCCTCGCCGCCAATGAGGTCAGGCGAACGAAGGCTACCTGAGTTCTTTACTCTTGCGGTGTTCGTTGCTGGATGGGTCACGGCACAAGAGCCTAGTTTGACCGTAGGTGATGCGTCCGCGTCGCCACGAATCGCACTAGGAGAGAATCGCCGTGGACAAGATCAAGGCACTGCTGGACGAACTCGCGAAGGTCACCGCTGAGATTCAGGCCGCGATGGAATCGGAAGATGCTCCCGCCGCCGAAGGCGAAGGCAGCGACCCGGCTGCGATGGCTGCCGAGGAGAACTCCCTCCGATCGCTGATGACCCGTGCCGACGCGATCAAGGCCAAGATTGATTTCTTGGAGAAGGTTGCTGAGAAGGAAAAAGAACTTCGTTCCGTGCTGGAGCGTTCCGCTCCTGCCAAGGCGATCGAGACACCCGTGGCGAAGGAGCCAACCGTGGAGAAGCGAACCGAGTACGCTGTGCCGAAGCAGCACGACAATCTGCGAGCGTTCCGCTCTGCGGAGGCTGCATACCGCGCCGGTATGCACTTGAAGGGCTACGTCTTTGGTGACTCCGAGGCCCGTCGGTGGTGCAAGGATCACGGCGTCGAGTCGCGTGCTCAGGCAGGCGGCATCAACAGCCTCGGCGGCGTGCTGACCAGCCCCGAACTGTCCAGCGAGATCATCCGTCTCGTGGAGGAGTTTGGCGTGTTCCCGCAGTACGCCAAGCGCGTCAGCATGAACAGCGACACGCTCGTTTTCCCGCGTCGGACCGGCGGTCTCACCGCTCGTCCGGTTGGCGAAAACATCGAAGTCAGTGCCTCGGACGTGACGTTCGACAACGTGGAACTCAACGCGAAGATTTGGGGTGTGGCAAACCGCACGCCGAACTCGCTGCTTGAGGACAGCGTGATCAACCTTGCGGACGCGATGGCCGTTGAAACGGCTCAGTCGTTCAGCGAAGCATTCGACAACTCGGGCTTCATCGGTGACGGGACGCTGGCCTACCACGGCACGACCGGCATCTGCACGAAGATCCTCCAGTCGGCCTACTCGGCGAGCGTCGTGACTGCCACGAGCAACACGACCTTCGGCGACCTGACGATGAAGAACTTCACGGACCTCCTCGCTCGGCTCCCGCTGTACGCTCGGAACCGGAACGCTCGGTGGTACATCTCTCCGGCTGGCTGGGGTGCTGCGATGCTGCGGCTCGCCATGCTTCCCGGCGGATCGTCTGGTGCTGGTGGCAACTCCAGCGACAACGTCGCATCCGGTTTCGGCGAGACGTTCCTCGGCTACCCGGTCACGCTGGTGCAGCCGATGCAGTCGGCCCTCACCGGCACGACCGGCACGGTGGCCGCGCTGTTCGGTGACCTTTCGCAAGCCGCGATCTTCGGTGAGCGTCGAGCCATCTCGATGAAAACCGCCAGCGAGCGGTATATCGAGTTCGATCAGACTCTCACCTTCGCAACCACGCGCAACGCGATGGTCGTGAACGACATCGGATCGACCAGCAAGGCCGGTCCTGTTGTGGCTCTCAAGTTCGGCTGATCCTGACACTCACTCTCTAGGAGATTTTTGATCCCATGAATCACGTTGCTGCTACGAAGAGCGTCAGCAAGGCCGAGACCTCGGTTGCCTTGAACGCCACGCACTCACTCGAGATCGACACGCTCGGTTTCGAGTATGCGTCGATTGACGTGCTGTTCAGTCCGTTCACGTCGGCCAGCGGTCCCACGACCGCTGCCAACGTGCTGCGAGTTGCCCAGAGCGACACCAGCGGTTCCGGTCAGGCGAATGTCAGCGGCTTCGTCGCTGGCACTGACTTCACTGTCGGTGCTGGTTCGACCGCAACGGCGTCGGTGGGATATTCCCACCGGTTCGACATCGACCTCCGAGGCAAGCGTCGCTATCTGACGGTCTACGCGACCCCGGCCTCGACGTGCGGCGTGATCACGTCGTGCCGTCTCGGCAAGGGCGAGGTTGGCCCGATGGACGCCACTGGCAAGAACGTCAACACTCAGGCGGTCGGCTGATCCGCTTGACACGACGAGCACAGTAGACGGCGGGGAAGGCGTGAGCCTCCCCGCCGTTCTCACTTTCTGGAATCAAGAAAATGCTCGTTCAAGTTGGCGGATCGTCGGTTGAGGTGCGGTGCGAGGCGATCCTGAGCGGGCCACGCTTCGGCCCGCTGATCAACATCTTTGGCTTCATCGAAGCGATGATGCCGTTGCACATCCGCCCGACGCTTGGGCAGGGTGCGTTCTGGAGTCAAGTGCTCACGCGGATGCTGGAGAAGTTTGAGCCGACCACGGAATACATCATCACGCTGGACATGGATTCCTTCGTGAGCCGCGAGAACATCGAGCATCTGTTCGCGATTGCCATGACTTTCCAGTGCGATGCACTCGCGCCAATCCAAACCAAACGCGAGGACGGCAGGCCGATGCTCACGCTGCTGGACACGCTCGACAACCCGCCCGAAGGCGGCGTGACGCAAGTGCCGAAAGAGTGGTTTGGTCACCCGGTGCAGCAAGTGGACACCGCTCACTTCGGCTGCACGATCATCTCGACCGCCGCCCTGCGACGCATGGCGAAGCCGTGGTTTCACGAGCAGCCCGGCCCTGACGGACGGTGGGACGAAGGAAGGACAGACTCCGACATCTCGTTCTGGAGGCAGTTCAAGGCGTGCGGCAATCGCCTCTACATTACGCCGCGAGTGGCAATCGGCCACGGCGAGTACGTCATAACATGGCCGAGCCAAGAACTGGGGAAGCCTGTGTTCCAGTATTGCAACGAGTGGCAGGAAACCCGCAAGCCGCCAGCCTCTGCATGGAAGGTAGAGTAAAGCATGAAAATACGGATGCTCCGACCCTACGGTGCGTACAAGGCTGGCGAAGTCCTCGACCTCCCGCAGCGGGTGGCCGAGGGGCTGATTGCGTGGGAGTACGCAGCGGCGACGAGAGACCAGCAACAGACGTTGATTGAGACAGCGAGTGTCGAGCCCGTGGCCGAGAAGGCCGACGCCAATCCAAGGAGACGCCGACAATGAGACGCTACCGCAGCCTCAAGCGGCTGGTCGCCCCGGCTGCGGAACCGGTCACTCTTGCGGAAGCCAAGAGGCATCTTCGCGTTGATACGAATGATGAAGATTCCCTGATCTCGCACTACATCACTACGGCCCGCGAGTGGTGCGAGGACTATCTTGATCGGGCACTGGTGACGCAGCAGTTGCTCATGCGGCTGGATGCGTTCCCTGACGAGATTGAACTGCCACGTCCCCCGATGGCGACGGCTGGCACAGCCACGGCGGTGTCGATCACTTACACGACCGGCGACTCACTGGCGACCGCGACGCTTGCCACGACCGAGTACCGCGTGGATCGCGATGCGACGCCGGGCGTGATCCGCAACGTCTACAACGGCTCGTGGCCTTCGCATCTTCTCGACCAGAACTCGGTATCGGTCACATGGTGGGCAGGCTACGGCAGTGCTGCCAGCGTGCCGCATCGCGTTCAAACTGCGATCTTGATGTGCGTTCACGAACTCTACGAGAAGCGAGGCGACGGACATATGCCAGAGGCTGCGAAGAGACTGCTCGACGCCGCCTCGTGGGGGTCATACACATGACGCTCGACGGGCGAGTGAACGTGGACGTGCTGTTTCACGACGTGAATGGTACGTCCTCGATCAAGGTCGTGACGCTGAACCAGTCGCAGGAATACCCTGACGGCAAGGTGGCTGTGGTCACCGGCACAGCCGGGACACAGGCTGTGAGTTTTGGCTCCATCGGGCAAACGACCTACCGCAACGCAGCAGGCCAAGCGGTGCTGATGGACTCCGTGGAGCGAGTGATCTTCACATGGAGCGGAGACTACCCGAGAGCCCTCGATGACTACGGCGACAATCAGTTCTATATGCAGTCGGTTAGAGGGATGCCCGCCGTGACGTACTACCCGGCGTTTATTCCGACGTTGCGGATGGGTGCTGGAGTTGGCACGGGTACATACAAGATCATCCTTTGCGAGACTTTCAACCCGTGAGCATCGAAGGCCGCATTAGCGTTGACGCGACGTTTCATGACAAAGACGGTGACGAGTCGCTGAACGTCTTGGCCTCCAGCGGGGCCAAGGAATACACGACCGGAAAGGTCGCCATCGTCTCAGGTGTTGTGGGCGCGACTCCTGTCGTGCTTGCGTGCCAAC